AATGCGCGACGGATCATTAGACATGAAAGCCCGTCTTCGGGCGTCGGAATTGCTGGGCAAAAGCGAAGGCGATTTCATAGACAGGAAGGAAATAACGGGGAAGGACGGCGGGCCGTTGTCTGTTCGTTCTATTCTGGCCGAACTGGAACGGTACGAGCGGAAACAGGAAGCCGCCGAAGGCGGCCGCATGATCGAGAAGGGGGCGGGGGACAATGGGGCGCAGTGAAGCGAATCTTCAGAAGATCACGAAGGAAATAGCCAAAGCACGCGGACGCGCCGGGGGTATTGCCAGCGGCAAGAAGCGCCGGGAGTTAAAGACCGCGCGGGACCTCGCAAAAATGCTTCTTGATTTGCCGATAAGCCCCCAGCAAGAGAAGATTGCAGCCATCGCGGAAGCCTACGGGATAAAGAAGAACACCTTCACGCAAAAGGGGCTTGCCTTGCTTGCCGTCATGATGAAGGCGGAACGGGGGGACGTGGAAGCGACGCGTTTTCTTCTTTCGCTGGTGGGAGAACTTCCCGCCGTGAAGACGGAAACGACATTGACAGGACCCGACAACGGCCCCGTGATGGTGATGGGCGTACCAGTAGAACGGCACGTTCTGCAACGCGCCCGGCAGATTGAAGCGGAAATTCGCGGGGAGATCGCCCCAGCGGACGAACAGGGGCGGGAAATATGCGCGAACTGAGTACAAGACAGAAGCGCTTTATTGAAGCGTTCGCCGGGAACGGGACGGCGGCAGCCATTGCCGCCGGGTATTCTGAGAAGTACGCGGACAGGATAGCCGCCCAGCTGATGAAGAATCCCAGGATTGCCGACGCGATCCGGGCAAGGGAAGCGGAACGGAACGCCCCGCACATCGCGGACCGGGAAGAACGGCAGCGCTTTTTCACCGCGACAATGCGGGACGAGAAGAAGACCACGCGGGACCGCTTGCGCGCCGCTGAACTTCTCGGGAAAAGCGAAGGGGACTTCATAGAACGACTGGAAGCCAGCGTGTCCCCCTTGCAGTCTATTGAGATCGTTTACGCCGACGTGCTGCAAAGGGCAGACGGCACGAACATCGACCCGGACGAAAGCCCGGCGGAATACGCGGGCGCATGGCTGAAAAAGTTCTTTCGCGAACACGGCGCGCCCGGCGAACTGGAAAAGCTGGAAAAAGCCTTGTCCGGCATTGCCCAAAACGCGCCCGGCCCGTAACAAACCCAGTATTTGCAACGGGCCACGCGCCCCCGCGTAAACGCGCCACAGACGCCCCAGGACGGGCAGATTTTTCGGACATACTGGAACCCCGCCCCCGTCAAGTTATGCCCCTTCCCGGCCATTGTCGCGGGGACTTTTTCCGGCACGCCGTGCGAAAATCCAGCGGACAGGCGGAAAGACAGAAAAACACCCCCAGCAAAAGAGAAGGGCGGCTTCTTCTTTGCTGGGGGCTTTTCATTGTGTAAGGTCAGTGTAAATCAGTGTAAGGGGCTACAGGGTAACGACGGCAGCCGCGTTATCCGTGAGCACGTTATGGCGTTCGATGTAACGGCGGACCGTGGTAACGCTTTTGTGTCCCGTCTGGTTCATGATGGACCGTTCGGACGCGCCCGCGTTCACGGCGGACGTCACGAACCCACGGCGGAGCGAATGCCCGGAAAGGTCCAGTTCTATGCCCGCGTCCGCTGCACGCTTCTTAATTACCAGGGCGACGGCTTCCCCCGTCATGCAGTCCGCGCCGATGTGTCCGCCCTTCATGATCCGGGGGAACAGCGGGGCGTTCCCTTCCAGTTTTGCGGCCGCGATCCACGCCCGCAGCGCCGCAACAGGGCAGTTCTTTTTCGACCGTCCGGCCGCTGCAAAAATTGCTTTTTCCATGCCTTCCCCTGTTTGGTCCGTCTTGGAACGGCGGACCGTGATAACGATCACGGGGCGGCCGCTTGCGTCTTTTTCTTCCCGCAGATCGTCCAGGCGAAGGGCGGCCAACTCAGAACGGCGGAAAGCCCCGGCGAACCCAACGAGGATTAAAGCCCGGTCCCGCTTATCAATAAGCCGGGCGTCATAAAAGCTGGACACGATAGCGCGGACCACGTCAGACGTCGCGGCGGCTTTTTGATGGGGCGCGGTCCCCAGCCTACGGGCGGCCGCCTTGCGCGCCGTCTTCACTTCTTCGGACGAACAAGGGGACGGGACGCCCCGGACCTTGTGCGCCTTGCTTATCGCCGCGACGGTTTGCGCGATTGTCGCGGCCGTCTTCCCGTCCTTCTCCAGCGCTTCCAGATAGGCGGCCACGGTGGAAGGGGAAGCGGGGAAGGACGCCCGGCCCGCGCGGTCCGCCCACGCGCAGAACGAACGCCATTGACAGTTATAAGCCCGAAGGGACCCGGCGGCCATCGTGTCCGCGATATTCCGGAAATAACGGGCTTTATCTTCTTCATTGCTGGAAGACACAAGCGCCGGGGCGTTCTGGGAAGTCAGTAGCACATTTTGATTTTGAATAGCCATGATATTACCCAACCTTTCACAACGATAAGTCGCGTTAATGTTTTATTAACACGAGTAAAATATACCACACCGGGGACGGGAAAGCAACCCTTTTTTGTGCTACTTTTATCGAAAGTACGTTGCACAAACTTCTTTTCAGTATGATATAATGGAAGGAAGAATAGAAAGGGGGCGGAAAGCATGGCAAGAAAAGCCGTCCGCGACTGGATAACGAACGAGGAAGCGGCCGCGATATTAGGTATAAGCAGACATTTCTTTTTCACTAATTACTGTCAACGATTGCCGCTGGCAAATTCCCAGCGCGTAGGCAACATCTGGTTACACTATTTGCCGGACGTCCAGAAACTCAAAGAACGCCGGGAGAAGGACCCCAGTATTTTAAAGCACAGGAAGAAGATAAAGCCGGAAAAATAAACCGTGTTATTTTTCGGGGCGGCCCGTTCCATGCAGTCCGCGAACGCAGACAGGGACGGCACGCAGGACACGTCGCGAAAACAGTATTTTTCAGCCGTTGCGGGGGCGTTTTAGGGCAATCGCCGTTATACAGTCCCCCAGCAAAAGGAAACGGCACGAAGGAAGGGGGGAAGCCATGGGGAAAAACGAGCCGAACAGGAAGACGCAAAAACAACAAAACGCCCGTTCGCTGGGCATAGCGAACAGGCGCGCGGATCAGACAGACAGAACGCCGGGCTTTAGCGGGCGTACTCTATCCAAAGGAGATTATAACACAACATGGCAAACATGAGTTTTGAAGACATCGCCCGCGATCATGAGCGGGTAAAGGACGCCTTTTTAAATGAATGTGTCTTTGCACACGACAACGGATACAAAATTCCCGCTTATGCCAGCTGGCAGCCGGACAAGAAGGGGAAGGACGGCGAGGAAATCCGCTTGACGCGCTGGGGCGAAACGGCCGGACAGAAGGGCGCGGCCGCCCACATTTTCTACGACATGCCCCCGCATGGCTTTATTTATGACTTCCACGACGGGGCGATTGTTGCGGAATGGAAAATCAGCGAAAGCAGTTTGAAATACATGAAGGGGAACGGCGCGGCGATCCAGTACACGCCCCAGCAAATGAAAGAGCGGGACGAAGCACGGGCGCGGGAACGTGAAGCCGCGCAAGCCGCAGCCGCACAAGCCGCAGAAAAGAAATTCCAGGAAGACCGGGCGGCCGCGCTGGAAGAATACGACGGCTTTTTAGAGATTGCCCCTTACGGTTCCACCGGCCCCGGCATTGAGTATTTGAAGCAAAAGGGCGTTGAAGCCGCGCCGGGCGTCCGCTTGACGTGGAAGCGCGCCGGGGTATTCCCCGCACAATCGCTTGTCGTTCCGTATTACGAAATCTTTTCCGGGGAGCTTGTCACCTTCCAGCGGATCATACCGGGCGGAATGAAAGGATATAATAGCACGTTCGGGGGACGGGCGGCCGCGTTCTGGATAGGCAGCCGCGCCCCGGATTGTGCGCCCTTCCATTGCGGCGCGAACGTCTTCGCATTGTGCGAAGGCTACGCAACAGGCGCGACGTTCGCCCGTTATGCCGGGCTTCCCGTAGGGATTACCGGGGACGCCGGGAAGCTGGAAACAGTCGCGCGGGCAATTCTGGAAAAGGTCCCCGCCGCGCGGATCATCATTGCAGCGGACGACGATTATTTGAAGACGTTGGAAATGGACGGCACGGGGAAGCCGAAGAAGAACCGGGGGAAGGAAGCCGCCATAAACATTTTCAACTTGAGCCGGGCGCGCGTCTATCCGGCCCCGCCCCCTTGGGACTGGAACGGCCGCGACATCGAAGCCGCAAAGAAGGACCCGAAGACGGCACGAAGCGACTGGAACGATTACGCGGCATTGTACCCAAAGGACGCGGGCGCGGTCATCACTGCAACCGTAAACGCGGCGCGGGAATACTTCCAAAGTCGATAACAGACGGACCGCAAAAAGCAGACCGTGAACGGCGGACAGTTTAAAGCAGTCCGTTCTTTTGAGTGACAGAAAGGAAAGCCCAACATGGCAATTTTGCCCGAAGACATCACGAACGCGATCAACGGCACGCCCGCCCCCGGCGCTTCTTCTTTGCTGGGGGGCAATGCCTGGATAAACGACGAGCTGAAAAAGAACCCCGCCCCGCCCCTTGTTCCGCCTTCGGGGACGGCAGCGGACACCCCGGACCCGTTCGACATGACGGGGAAGGGCACCCCCAGCGACACCCCGGCCGCGCCTATTGCCCCGGCCGCACATGGGGACGGACAGTCCCCAGCAAAGGAAGAAGCCGGGGACGCGCTCAAAGGAATCATTTCCCATTTGCCCCCGTTCAGTATTGAGCGCTTGCACGACTTGCGCGCGCGCATGGGGGACGGTCTGGATTTGGGGATCCATTTTTATACCCGTGTCGGCGATCCATACCGGGACTTGTACGAATACAGAGAAGAACCGCTTATTTTCTGGGGAATCAACATTATCAGCGCCCGGACAAGCGGCGGAAAAACGCTTATGCTGAAATCGTTCTGCAACTACCTGTTGCACACGAAGCCGGATTTTCATGCTGTGTTTTTCAGCCTGGAAGAATCGGAACTTGATATAGAGGAATCATTGTTCGCCGGATATCTTTGGCATAAAGAACGCTTCCCCTGGCTTCCCACGGACGGCGAAGACGGCCAACCGCCAGAGCTGACAAGGGCGATCACTGTTAAAGATATTCACGCCTTCACGAAGTACCCGGGGGCGCTGGACGAAAGCCAGCGGCGCAGACTTGACGAGGCGGCCCGCGATCTTCGGGAACGGCTGCACATCGTCACGATTGAAAATCTGGAAGAAGCGGCCTTGTCCTTTGCTGGGGAACTGGAAGACGAGAAGCAGCGGGCGGGCATTGAAGAGAACCCCCCGAAGGCGGACTATTCAAATGTTATCTGCGCCGTCATCGAATCATACATGAAGCGCTACGCCGGGAAGGTTATCTTCTTCATTGACTATGTGCAGCGCGTCCACCACCCGGACGGCGAAGGCAACGCAAGCTATAAGGAATTACAGCACGTCATGCACGATTTGATGAAAGCCGCCCGCGCCGGGGCTATTATGTTTCTTGCAGCCCAGAGCAATCGAACCGTTGCAACGGGGACGGCGGGCGGATATGCTGAGAAGGGCGCAACGCGCGAAGCAGCGGAGTTTTTCAACGTCTTCGGGGAACAGTTGCGCGAAGCAGCAGACCTCGAACAGGGCGCGAACAAGATTATTTATTCCGTCATTGACCGCGACAGCAAAGCCGTAAATCTAAGATTAACGAAAGCGCGCGGGGACGAGCGGGACCAATTCGCGGCCGCCCCTGTTACCTGGGGCGTTCAGTCCGTCCGCCTGGACAAGCTCACCCCGCCCACATTGAAGCATGAAGACCCGAAGCCCAAAGGCACGGGCGGGAAGGGGCGGAACTATAAGGGGGACATAATGGGAACACCTTCCCCAGCAAAAGAAGAAGCCCCGGACGCGGAAGAACAAGCCTTAATTGACTTGACCGAAAAGAAGACCACCCCGAGAACAAAGCGGCGCGGGGGGCTTATGGGATAGGAAAGGGGATTTCTTATGAAGCCCATTTTTCAAGACAGCATTGAAAACGAGAACGGGGAAAGCCTGTTCCTTTACGCGCAGACGGAAGGACAAGCGCTTCTTGACCTTGAAACAGAGAACGGGGAAAAGCTGTCCGACGTTTTCAAGCCCCACGAGCCGGACCCCGTAGACAATTATTTCGAGGTAACGGCGAACATAAGCGCCATGTTTGAGAGCTTCCTTCCCCCTGTTATTACTGAGGTTTACGGCGTAACACTGGAATTCATTATCTCTAACAGGAAACAAGAGTATTACAGGGATTCTGTGAAGTCTATCCAGATTGAAGACCCGAGCGGCATATATGAAAACGCCGAGCCGCTTACATGCGAAGAATGTCAGCTCGCGTCCTTCCCGATCTACCAGTTTTTAAATGATCATCTACGGGCCAAAGTAACACCCACCATGCGCGCCGCGCTGGACATCATCAATATACTCGTTCCCGAGCTGATTGATAAAATCAACGCTTCGCCGCGCCCATACGAGGAAAGAAAGAAGTTCTTTGAATACGTCGCAAATCGCCTTTTGCCAGCGATCACCCGGCGAAGCAGAGAAAACAGGGGCGTTCTCTGTTTACGGGGGCAGAAGGGCGCGGGCGGATCAGAGAGTTTCAAGCGGATCGTTCACGCGTTCGCGGAGAAAATGCTTGTCCGCTTCCAGCAGCTGGAACATTCCGCGATCCCCGTGAAGAGACAGACGATACAGGATATTTGTGAAGACATTGTAGCGGCGCACGCCACGACGCGCACGCTGGCCAGCATGTACGGCACGGGCAGAAAGAAAAGCCCCCTGGACTTCTTGCGGCAGATACAGGAAGCCGCGAAGAACGCAGCCATTGACCGCGACAGCGGGAACGGGCTTTCCGCCTTCTCTATGCTTCTTTCCTTTGAACGGAACGCCCGCCGTGCGACGCGCCCGCCGAAGTCCAAAAAGACAAAAGATATTATTCGCTGGGACCCCCCGAAGGAATCAAAAGAACTCACCCTTCCCCCGAACGCGGACCTCGAAACAGGCTTCTTCCCGCGCGGGCGGGACGGCGGGGCATTCGCTATTTATGGGGACGTCGTTTTAAACGCCTTGAACATTCCCACCGACGGCGAACAGGGGGCGGAGAATATCAAAGCTATTGAAGACGAACTACATACAATGGCGAGTATCAGACTGACAAGCAAAATCACGGAGACGGAAGCCAGCGTCCCAAACTATGGCTTTCTGTCTACCCGGAAGAAGGACGGCCCCGGCAAAAGGGAACGCGCCGTCTGGCTTGTCTGGGATATTAACGACGCTTTCCAGTTCCCCGAGCCGATCCCGCGCGGGCATGGGTACAGCTATCAACCGTTGAACCCGATCATGTACGCGGAAATTAACAGGCTGGGGCGCGCTGCCGGTATGAAGCGGGGGACGCTGGGGCTTTTGTGCAAAGTCGCGCTTGTCATTCATTCCAGCGTTCAGACGCAGTTCGACACCAACGAAGCACAAGCGAAGTCCAGGGCGAAGCGAAATAAAGAACCTTTACCAACTTCGCCATGCGTCCCCGTCACGACTATCAATATCAAGCGCGCAAAACTTCCATTACCAGAACACAGGCGGGAGCATAAGCAGTTTTTGCAAGTTCTAGCCGGGGGACTGTCCGCCGTAGGGATTGAGTTTAAGTCAGAAGGGCGCGACTTTATAGCGTCCAGAGATGAAGCGAAGATAGCTAACAGCGGGCTTCTCGACTTATAACCGGGGTACAGCGAGTGTAATGAAACCGTACCATTTACCCCGATATAAGCGTCGCGATTAGAAATCCACATTGGACAGATTATATATTTCTTTCCCCCTTATAGTTGGGGAATCCGTGTTCTTTACAATGCGTACCATTTACCCCGATATAAGCGTCGCGATTAAAAACGTGCAATGAAACCGTACCATTTACCCCGATATAAGCGTCGCGATTAGGGGGGGTGTAATGAAACCGTACCATTTACCCCGATATAAGCGTCGCGATTAGGTCTTCCCTCTATTATTATTTCTCTAAGAAATAATCTACCGGCGGGCGGGCGCTGGCTTTCCGCCGCGCCGCCCGGCCGGGGGGAAACCTTCCCCAGCAAAAAGAAAAGCCAACCCAAAAACCCCACGGCGCGTTTTTTGCCCGCCCCTTCCCTTTTGCTGGGGGAGAGAATCCCGGGCGGAAGTCGCGGGGGCGGCGCTGGAAGTGCTAGGGAAAACTAGGGAACAGGAAAGGAGCGAAACAGACAATGGAAAAATTCCGCGTTTACGTCAACGGGGATCCATTTTGGGAAGGCTTCGCGAAGGACGAGGAAGGAGCCATCACGGAAGCCGCGCGGGACGCCGGGCAAGTTTGGCTTGTCCGCCTTGATACCCCCGTCACGTCATGGGGGAAAGACGTGAAGAAGATTTCACTTCACACGGATCACGACGTTCCCGATATGATCACGGATATTAGCGGCTTGAAAGAAGTCCCCCTTATCCATAGCCGGGTAGACGGCAGCCAGCGCGACGGCGAAAGCATTATCTCCGTCCCCTTGGGGGATTTCGTGAAGGGCGCTTTCAAGCGCGGCCCCGTCAAGAAGTACGGGGCGAAAGTCCGGCAGAGTTCCGGGAGTTAATAGCCGGATCACGACGGCAGCGCCCCGGCAAAAAGAACAGGAACCGAAAACGAGACACATAAAAAAACAGCAATTCCCCCGCCCTTTTTGCGGTTTTTCTGCAAATCGGCGGGGGAAGTTGTTTTGCCCGGGCGTTTTTCGCTTGCTTCATTCTTGCTTCATTCTCATTCTCTCGCTTCATTCTCGCTTCATTGTGTAGTTTTGTTAAGGCCCGTTCCGGGGAACCTTGGCAAATTACGAGCAAGTTAGGAAGCCAGCACGGGCAATGCGGCACGCCTTCGGGGACACTTTCCGGCAAGTTGGGCGCGCTTGTCGGCAAGTCGGAAAGGGCAAAACTAAACACCCCGCGCCCGTCAAGTCTTGCAATCACTTCGCCGTGTTTTTTCGCCCTTGCGCTTTCCAGGGCAAAAATAAACACCCCTTGCCCGCTGCACGCCTTGCCGTATTTGATAAGGACATGAATGTCCCTTGCACGCCTTCGGGATCGTCCCCAGCGGGGGGGAGTTTTCCGGGCTTCATTTGGGCTTCATGCCTGAACGCTGGGGGACGCGATCCCGATCACGGCAGCCGGACAGAGGACAAAAAAACGAAACGCGCCGTTCCCCCTCGGGAGAAGAACGACGCGTTTCTATGGAGTACACAAGCGGGGCGCGTCCCGCGTTCTGCACGTTCCCATTATACCACAAACAGCGCCCGGCCGTCCCCTTCTTCTTCTTTTGCTGGGGGATTGATGATCATCAAAGGGCGGCTTTTATTCACCAGTAGACGGGCAGCCGCCCAAACGGGAACGCGGGGGACGTCTTCCAGGAATCCCCAGCAATGAAAGAACGGACTGGAAAATACAGACTGGAAGACGCGGACCGCGCAAGGCAGACCGGGAAGGACAGACGGCGCGGAACGGACGGGAAAGAACAGACTGGATTAAACAGACTACAGGAAGCAGACCGCGCCGGGCGAACTGCATTACACGGGCCAGCGGCGCGGCGATCCAAGCGGGCATGAAAAAGCGGACCGTGAAGAACGGCCCGCCTTGTACAGTCTGCAATCAGAACAGCAACGTTATTTTAGTCCCCTTCGCCCGGAGCCGTTCCGCCTGGATAAGTCCGGCTTTTACCATCTTCGGAATGAGGTTATCCCGGATCGTACAGGAGAACCCGCGAGAATCGGAAAGAAGTTTCTTCACGCTGATTATTTGCCGATCCGTCCGGCCGTCAAATTCCAGGATAAGAAGCGCCCCGGCCGCGCGTTCGCCATGGGTAAAGCGGCGATCATGAAGGAACGCCCGCAGCCGTTCAACTGTCTTTTGCGGGAAGTCCAGCCCCCGGCAGTCATATTTCACCGGGGCGGCCGCCGCTGGCCGTTCGTCTTCGGGGAAGTCCAAAGGCAGCGGGGGCGGAAGGACTTCCCCCGGCGCGGCTTCCCGGACAGGCTGCACGGGGACGGGCGCGCGTTCCGCCTTCGGGCGCTTTGCCCCCTTTCCTTTTGCTGGGGACGTCTTCCCCGTCTTCGCTTTATCCGCTGCAATCATTTCTTGAATTTCCGGCGCGGCAGAGTTCCCGCCCAATGGTTCCGAAAATCCCCGCTTTGGCTTTGCCATGATGAAAACCCCCTTGCATGTATAGGGCAGTCCGCGAAAAGCAGACCGCGAATTTCTAGACAGGGCGAACGGCGTTTAATACCGCGTCCCGGAGCCGTTCAAACGAAGTATATTCTTCTTCCCGCAGCAAGAAGAAGAAGTCCCGCCGGGCGGAAAGGTTTTCGTCGATACGATCATACCAGGGCAAAAAGACGGCGGGCAATAAATCCCCGTCCCCGTCTTCCAGCTGTTCCCGGACAAGCCGTAACAATTCCCGCTTGCCCCGCGTCTTCGCCTGGGGACCCATTGAACAGACGGGGAGAATCGGCCGCCCGTCTGGTAAGAGTTCTAGCGTCTTGTCGAATCCAAAAAGGGCGTTCCGCTGCAACGTCACGGGAATAATAAAAAGGTCCGTCCGCTCTATCGTCGCGCTGATAACGTCATTCTGGATTATTGCCGGGGGAGTGTCCGCAATAACGAAGTCATAAGCCCCCAGCGCTTCCCGGTCCGGGGCGGCCCCGGGGGACGGGATAACGTCAATCCCGGGGAAGACGTTCCGCCCGTTGACATGCCGCAAATAATTAACGGCGTTCAGCTGTACGTCTAAATCAATGACGGCCGTTTTCTTCTCTGCGATCATCAGCAGCTGAGCCAGCACGACGGCGACGAACGTTTTTCCGCAGCCGCCCTTGAAGTTTAAGACCGTTACCAATTTCACAGGATCACCCCCAGCAAAAGAAAAAGGCAGTCCGCTATTTCAGAACTGAAACGGCGGACTGTTTTTTAATGATCGTATTTCTTCATATACCGGGCACGCCCGGAACGGAACGACGCGCCCCGCGTCAAGCCGCAAAAGCCTTTTTCCATTGGGGGCGTCTCGTAATTTGTGTACCATTCCCATGCGGCGCAATCGCTCATTAAACAGCGTTCGCCCTGGTGGAACGGGCAGCGCGGCGCGGCGTTCGTCCTTTGCCCGTTTTCGTCCTTCACATTAAAGATCATTCAGCCCCCGCCCCCTTCTTCTTGCTGGGGGACGATCCGCCCCCGGCGTCTTTGCCTTCCCCTTCCAGTTCTCCCGGACCGGGGAAGACGGCAATAACGGCTTCAATAGGCACGCCCAAACGGATACAGATTTCATTCAGAATCTTAAACGCGACCGGGCGGCCGTTGTAGATTTTGGACATCGTACCGGGCGCGGCTTTGATTAGCTGTTTCAACTGTTCTCGCGTTATGTCTTTATCGATCATCGTTTTAAATAGCGGTTTATAAGAAATCATTCATAACGTCCCCCCTTTTGGTAGTTCCTTTCAAGATTATAGCAGAAAGTTCCAAGAACGCAACAATAGACGCTTGACAGGTAAAACAAAATCATGTATCATTCTATCAAGTTCGTGAACGTTACGAACATGAATTTGATATTCTCGGACAAAAGGAAGGGGGAAAATCATGTTAGAACGCTTTGCAGTCAGTGACGGGGAAATTGAGGTTGAAGCCGTCCGCGCGGCCGTTATCACCTTCCCGGACGAATCTTTAATGATCGTCCTGGACGGCGGACAGAATCTTTTCATTGCCCCCGTTGGCATGGAAGACGAAAGCCAGCAAGCCGTTAAAACGTGGAAGGCGTTCCGCGCGGACTATGAAGCCCCGGCGCGCGGGAAGCCCCGGCAAATGAAAGACGAGCCGGGGGCATTGAAAGCGTTAATCGCGGCGATTGATTACGTGCGGACTTGCCCAAGCCAGCGCACGAAGTATGCCGAAGAAGACGGAATCCGCCATACAAAGAAGGGGCGAAGGATAGCGGCAAGGGGAATAAACACGCTTTTTGCATTTACGCGGGCGCGGTTGGTAACGTGGGCATTCCATGCGGCGGAACGAGTAGCGAAAAGAGAGGAGTAATTCAGCATGGGCAAATTACCAGACTTGCGGGAATATGAAGGCATGGGTGGCCGCTGCACAGTCGCGCGCGCCTTCGGGGGAATCATTGAATTCGATGACGGATCGACTTTTATTATGCTTTCCATCGCGGGGCGCGAAGGCAAAAAATTGGTTCATGCGATTGCACACGGGAAGAAGTCGAAAGCAAGCGACTTTAGACGGCGCTTTGCTGAAGAAGCCCAGCACGAAGAAGGGGAAGGCTTAACGGACTTTGAGCGAAAAATTTTGCAGTCGGTTTTTGTGTACGGCTTAACGGATAACGAACGGGAAGAATACTTAATCCCGGACATGGAAGGAGAAGGAGAAGAATGAAACATCTGTACAGCGTTCCCAATGGCAGCGGTTGGATTAAGTACGCGCAACGGGCGGCCGCTTATGGCGCAGAACTTCGGGCGCTGGGGCTTGTTTACGATCACCCGGAGCGCGTCCGGGCGCGTCACGCGATCCAGCGCGGCATTAAGGAAGCCCGCCGGGAGAACTGGAAACACCGGGCGGCCCGTCACCTCATCGCCGCGTTGACGATCAGCAAAAAAAAGGCCCTTGCCGCTGCATAACCTTTGGACGGGGAAAGCAGCAAACAAGGGATAAAAGCCCGAAAGCGGGCAAGGCGAATTATACCACGTCGCGCCCGCTTTCGTCTTCACGAAAGGAGAACAGCAACATGACAAAGAGAATTAAGGACCTGGGGCGCGCGATCCATGGCGCGGCGAACGAAGCACGGGGACGCTACAACGACGCCCCGGCAAAGATGAAAAAGCGCTTGCAGCTGGCCGGGCTTGCGGGACTTATCGCGGCGAACATTGCCATTATGCCCGCGTCTTCCCCCGCCGTTGCGGGCTTGTCTGTTATCGGTTGCGCGGCCGCCGTCCTTCTCTGGACGGTTGCGGACGTGCTGGAAGTCCTGTTCTAACGGGCGGCTTTTCCTTTTGCTGGGGGTATTCAAATGATAAAGGCGGACGCCCGGTATTTGCTCGGACAATGCGCGGACCTTGCGAAGGGGGCGCGCTTTTACGCTGATAATTACCAGTGCGACGAATTCAAGGACGACGGGCAGCGGATTTTCCTTTCCGCTTGCATGGGCGTTTTGGCTTTTTGTCTGGACGTGATAGACGAACATTATTCCGCGCTTGACGAGGCCGGGCAATACAGGAAGGGCGAAGCGGATTGTGAATTCCGGCTTGACTATTCAAAGCGGTATGCAAAATAGCCCCCAGCAAAAGGAAGGGGCGGAAGGGAAACGGCATGTTAAGAAAATGGCTTGCGGAAGAGATCACCAGCGGCCCGAACGCGGGGACATGGGAAGTATACGAGCGGGGGACGCTGGAAAAGGAATGGCCCGCCGAAGGGCGAGAAGAATGGACGCTTTGCACGATTAACCCGGGGCTTGAAACGTTCGCGGAAACACGGCCAGAGGTTGCAAGCCTTGAATGGTACGCCCGCATGATGGCCGCCGCGCCGGACATGCGCCGATTGTTACAGAAGATCGTTAAGGGCGATTACGACTTTGACAAAATGCGCAGAGCCGCCCGCGACTTGATAAACGCCATTGATAACGGCTTTAGCTACGAAGAGATGAAAGAATCATGGGAATAAAGAAGGGGGCAAGCAATGAAAAGCAGACTTGATTTTACAGACCGCGCGGAGCATATCAGCAAATTCTTTCCGCTTGCCGCGTTCGCTGACATGGGCGCGGCGGGAAGGGCGAAGGACGGAACCCCGGCAAAACAGGAAGCGCGCTTTCATTTTGCCGGGGACAGACAGACGAACGAAGGGAGAACAAAGAAATGAATCACTGGGAACGTTTAACGATTTTGCGCCGTTTACGCTATACCAAAATCCACGGGGGCGGGCTTGTCCTTACCCCTTGGGACAATGAAAAATGGATCCCCGGACAGGACCGGGGGGAAACGATCACGGGGACGGAGGCCGAAGACTGGACGCGGGCTTTTAACGAACACATTGTAGGGACAGACTACACCCCCAGCGTTTTGCCCCCGGCATTGTTGAAGGAATACTACGAACGCTTGCAAGAGTTCCAACTTGATTTCTGGAAGGAATTCCACGACCAGATTTTTGCCGTTGTGTCCGTTGATTATCTGGACGAAGCCGAAGCGAAAGAGGAAAAATACGAGAAAAAGCGCGCGGCAGCCATTGAACATTACAAGGCGCAGCACATGAGCGAAGAAGCGGCGGAACAAGCGGCGGAAGAAGCCTTGTCAATGTGGAAATATGATGACACATGGAAAGAGGAAAAGGAACGGCAAGAACGAGTGAAACACAAGAGACAGCCCAAAGGAACGAACGCCGAAGACGCGCGAAGGGCGCGGGAAGAATATGTCCGAAAACTGGAAGCGAAAACGCCCGAAGCCCCCGAAGTTCTGCACGAATTGGCCGAAGCGGAACGGGAAGAATTCGCGGGCGAATACGATCACCCGCGCAGCATGAAACAGGCAATCCAAGACGCAATTCTAGACGCCCAGGAAGAACAGGAAATCCGCGCGGCGATTTTGAGAACCGAAGAAGAATCCGCCCGGGAGATTGACGAAAGCGAAGCGCGGGCGATGGACGCGCCGGAACTGGAAGACGGCGGATTACCCCCAGCGGACGAAGTTCTTTAATCAGCACAAGACAGAGAAAACGAGCGCGGCCCCCACGATCCGGGCGGCCGCGTTTTAGCCCCCCAGCAAGAAGAAAAGGAGCGCGAAACCTTTTTGCGGACGCCCGCAAAATGGGGAACGGAACGGGCCAAAGTTGCGGAATAAAAAGCCGCGTCCCCTTCTTCTTTGCTGGGGAAGAACAGACGAAAGGACGGCGCAACATGCCAACGAAAACAGAAATCTTCCAGACGAGACACGGCGCGGCAAAAGTAGCTTTTCACACTTCACCCCCGGCCGTTGTTATCGCCTTCGGGGACGGTTCAAACATCACGATAAACGACCACGCGGCAGCCGTCAGACTGAACACCGCGCCGGACAGATTACCGTTCACGCCTTACCCGTCCAGCGCGGCGAAATTGGTTGAAGACATGCGGGACTATATCGCGCTGGAAATGGATTTCCCCGAAGAAGTCCAGGAGTTAAAAAACAGAATTTGGGAGTTCTTCGGAGTGAAAGAGACGGCGGACAATGCGAGGAAGACAAGCCCCATAGACTGGACTCAAGAAGGATTTAAAAAGCGGATTGCCAGGCGGGGCGAACGCGACAATAAATCACGTTAAAGGGGCGGGCGATCCGGCGGCCGTCTTCGGGAACAGGTCAGAAATTTTCCGGGCAGCGGGCGCGCGATCCACGCGGCAATACTTGAAAATTTCCCGGACATGCCCCGAAGGAGAAGACCGGGGAAACAGGAACGCCCCGCAGTGGTACAAACTACGGGACAAGCTGGGAGAAGTTATCACAAAAATAAATTTTTGCGATCACTTCCCCCGAAGGAAACAGGGCAGCACGCGCCGGAAAAATCCGGCTTGTACATGCACTGACAGAGGACAGAAAAGCGACACTTCCCCTTCACGATCCGCTTTCAACTTTCCGCCCCCAGCGGTTTAAACTTCCCCGCAAACCGATCATCAAAAACAGTGAAAACCGATCATCAAAAACCGCCCAGGGATCAGCACGCGGGACGCGCAAAAAGTGGGCAGAAAAAATTCATGGCAGCCGTGAAAAGTGGGTATAAAAGTTTTATACAGGTTGGAGAAAGTAATACCGTTATCCGTTCGCGTTTTTCGTCGCAGTGTTTTGTACAGGTTGGCAGAAGTACTACTTTTAAACCCGAAGACGTACAGCAAAAGCACGTCTTCCCGTTCGCCCTGTTCGTCACCCTACGAACGCCCCGAAGACCTACGGACCCCCGCGACGATTAACGGCAAGGGGGCAAACATGGAACACCCGAAGAAGAATACACCTCGCGCAAAGTACCCCCCTTGTAGCTCGTTTTTGGCGCGTTCCGGGGGTAGAATATGGAAGCCAGAAAACAGCGGACGGCGCGACGTGTTTTTGTTCCGCTTGTGCTTCTTCTTTTGCCGGGGAAATGTCTTCCATGATCCGGCCGAAGTGTCCGCGCTGGTGACGGAAAAGCGGACCGCAAAGAACAGTTTACAGGAAGCAGACCGCGAAGGGCAGACAGCCCCCAGCAAAGAGAAAAGGCCGGGGCGAAAGTGTTTTCTTTTGACGTTACGGAAAGGGGGACGCGCTGCACATGCCAGCGAAAAACAGCACGCCGGAAGGCGGACAGGGCGGACGGGATTTCGTCCCCCTTTCGTGCGATCCAGATATTAAACGCCTTCTTGAAAGGATCAACCGAAGGAAGGCCGAAGAAGCCGAAGCCGTGAAGCGGATTAAATGCCAGGGCAAAATATCAAAGTCCGATCTTGTCCGCGTTTTTGAAGAAGAACGGGCGCAGCTGGAAGAACTTCTTTTCCGCGTTGAAGGGGCTATAGACTTTGCAATAGACGTTTGCGAACACCCCGGCGCAAAGACCTTTCCAGACGACACCGAAGACAAGACAGAACGAACAGGCACGACGGGCGCAGCGGCGTTTGAATTGAAGCGATACAAGAAATTCCGGGAACGCGCGGCGCAACATCTTTCCGCCGTTCAAACGGCCATCATGAAGCTGTGACGCCCCCGGCAAAAGGAAAGCCCAGGGCAAAGAAGTAAAGCGATACTGAAAACTTTTTCTCCGTTCTGCAAAAGTTTTCACTTGCGCGGCCGTCCCCTTCTCTTTGCTGGGGGACGAAAGGGGGCGGGCAATGCCCCCATGATGTAAAATACAGACAGCAAAAAGCAGACCGCGAAAGCACGCCGGAAGGGGGCGAAGACATGCAGACGAAAGAACTCACAGCGAAGCAGAAAAGATTTATTGAGTTGTACGACGGGAACGCGGCAGCCGCTGCACGCGCGGCGGGGTATTCTGAGAAGTCCGCCCGCATTATCGCGAAACAGTTAATGGACGATCCGCGAATAGCCGCCGGAATACGCGCGCGGGAAGACAAGCGGAACGCCCGTGACATTGCCAGCATGAACGAACGGAAAAGATTTTGGACCGCTGCAATGCGCGACGGATCATTAGACATGAAAGCCCGTCTTCGGGCGTCGGAATTGCTGGGCAAAAGCGAAGGCGATTTCATAGACAGGAAGGAAATAACGGGGAAGGACGGCGGGCCGTTGTCTGTTCGT